TCTTCTTGTCCACAGCCACTCACCCACCTTTTCAAAGAGCAAAAACACAAAAAATGCGATGAACCCCGCCGCAAAATACTCGCTCCCAATAGCATCGTAGCCTCTGATTTCCCTTAACTTTTCAGAAACAAAATGCAGGAAGATAAGCCCTGATGCGAGCGACGTTGCAACTTCTGCTATAACAAAAGCCGCGCGTTTCGCCCGCCGGATCATGCGTCTTCTCGCCCTCTTTTTCCTTGACTGAATATCCTGTGGATCCGAATTTGCATCCACAAGCTTCGTTGGATACGGTATTATCGTCACCGTTTCATTCCGCAAATCATAAAGTCTTAAATATTTCATACGACCTCCTCAAACTTAATCTTCATCTGACCATTCGTTTCCACTTTCAGAAACTTCGAGATCTTTGTCACCTTTTCTCTCTCTCGTTCTCTTTCCTCCCTGCAGTCACATCTTTCCCCCGGATCAAGATGGCAACCACAGTCGGGGCAAATGTACCCGTACATTTTCTTCATTCACCTCCTCAGTTGATCATGCAGTATTCATCGAAATATTTCTTAGGAATGCGTCCTGCCGGATACGCTTTTGTAAGCTTCCCTGCGTCAATACACTCCTTTCTCATTGTTCGGATTACGTCATATGCTTTGGATTTACTTATCCCAAGCAGCGCCATTATGTCGCTTGCCATATAGTAAGATCTGTCCTCCGCCGTTATTTCTTTCAAAACTCCACTTGGCATGCGGGCACCTCCTTTATTCCAGATTTTTCTCTGCCCAGATCTTCAAGCTTTGTGCTATCCTGCTTACCTCATCGAGTGTACTGATAACCTCGTTCAGGTCCTTCTTTTCATCCTCTGTGATAATTCCATCTTCGGTAATATCCAGAAGCAGCTCCTTTGCCGCTGATATTTTACGGAAAGATGACAAAGCCTTTATGCTGATCCTGTCCAATCCCTCTGATTTCACTTCCGGAAAATCTTTTCCGAGCGGGCACATATGCTTGCAGTAATAATTCTTCAATTCCGGGGCGCCGTAGATTTCTGACATCATAAGCACCTCGTCAGGGAACGGATTCTTGCTTCCAAGCTCGATCCGCGCTAACCGGCTCCGGTCTATTCCGAGTTCTTCTGACGCCCCTTCTCTGCTGAGAAGCCTGTCATTGAACGTGCCGGCATGGTATCGTGCTTCGGCAAAGACGTTTCCGGCCGCTTTCGTAATATGCTTTCCCATTTATCTGTCCTCCTCTGTCCGATACAATGTAATCAAATGATATTTTCCGTATAAGGAACCGTGATGTTGCGATCTTTGCTGATTATCTTTGCAATCTCCGGCGCGTACACACGCCCGTTCACCACTCCGGAAACATAGTTCCTGCTCAAGCCTACCCGCTCCGCAAGTTCCGTGACATTGAGATCGTCATCAATCATCGACTTCTTAACCTCTTTACACCACGTTGGCAAAGTTCGTTTCACAATTTCACCTCCCGTTGGTTTGTAAACATTTGTTGTTTACATTTGTTTCATAGTGCATTAGAATAACGGTATACGTTAACAAACACAGAAAGGAGTAACTTACATGAATAATCAATCCTCATGGTCGGAGCAGCTGCAGCGTATCGGGTTATCAGAATTTTCAAGTGCCAACCGTAAAATCCTGTCCGATATTGAAAACAGCGGTGTCTCATTGAACAATGCTTCGATTTTGCAGGCTTCTGCGGAAGCTGTTATCAGAGCTGTCGCTGTTATGATCGAAGAAAATAACAAGGCGCTCTTATCCGAAGCGGACTAATTATTCAGTTCTACCTTGGGTGATTTCCGTCACTCTTTTTTAAAAATGTTTTAGACATTTGGTTATTACAGTTTTAATAATAATACAGCAAATGCTGAATGTCAATAACTTTATTCAGCATTTGCGTGATTTTTTTAAGGAGGACTTTATGAATACTTTTGTGGATAATGTAACAAAAATCCTTAAAGAGCAAAAAATAACCAAAAATAAGTTGCTTTCTGACTTAAATTTAAATAGGAATTCTTTTGTCGATTGGAATAAACGCGGTACTATCCCCAGCGCAAAAGTAGTTTCAGCAATCGCTGAATATCTTGGAACAACTGTTGGTTCACTATTGGGTTATTCAGAAGACGAAGAGGATTTGGTAAGTTTTCCTGAAAAACTATCATTTCAATTATCTGTTTCCGGGAAATCGATAGATGACGTAGCTCAATATCTTCATGTATCATCTGATTTAGTTGCGCACTGGTTAGATGGAAGTAACAGCTCATATCATGATTACCTTGATAAATTATCTGATTACTTTAAAGTGGAATCGCGTTATTGGTACTCACCAGGCATGATATCTCCCGGCATAGAGCCAAGCACTTCAGAATATTTGCTCATTTTACTTTATAGAGATTATAAAAAAACCGGAAAGCTTAATGATACCTACGGAAGATTGGAAGATTATTTCCCTGGAATAAAAATCGTCTATCAAGATGCCATTTCAGAAAAAAACAGTGATTTGTTATATTTATTCAATCGTCTGCCGCTTGAAGCTCAAATTGAATTTAAAGGTGAATTGAAAGGATATCTAAAGAGGTTAGATCACGAACATGTTGGAGAATTAAAAGAAGCAAAATAATCCCCTTCGAGTGGTACCGGAGGGGAAAATGAAAGGAGAATATTTATATGGCATTAATCAAATGTTCCGAATGCGGAAAAGAAATTTCAAACAAGGCATCAGTTTGTCCTCATTGTGGTATGCCTCTGCGCTCAGAAGACCGCGGCACTTATGACATCACCATTACCAGAAAAAAACAGTGGTTTCTAATCAATCCAGACGCCACTATAACAGTGGATAACTCGGATAAGTACAAACTTAAAAATGATAGCAGCATAAAGATTTCTCTAACGACAGGAGAGCATACCATTCTATTTTCTTTAGGCCCTAGGAAAACCGAGGCAAAAATAAACGTTACCGAAAATGCAAATATAGAAATGAGTATGAATAGAGTAAGCGGAGAAATTATGGTTTCCGGTTACAAATTAGATTTAAAAACTAATACACCAACCGTTTCCGTTGGAGTTGGTGCTGGTATTTTCAAAAATTGAGTGTATTATGCGTGTTTAATGTGATTATATGAGTAAAGTTGGAGAAAAAATAAAAGAGCTCCGCATGGAGTCGGGCATTACCCAGTTGCAGCTGGGTGATTACGCCGGCTGTTCGGGGCAGGTAATATCGAATATAGAAAGGGGATACACTAATCCCTCCGCCGCTGTCTTGAAAAAGATATCGGAATATTTCCATGTTCCTTCAGATTATTTATTAGGAAAATCGAAATCCCAATGGCTTGCATTGGATCCAGAAACAACGATGCCGTATATCGGTGCCCGGATTTCAGATCTGCTCAATCAGGCATCCGTCCGGATAGAGTCGTTCGCCGAGGCGGTAGATATCACGCCGGAAGAAGCGGCCGACATCCTGGATGGATCCGTTACGCCGAACATCGGAACATTGGCCCGGATTTCAAGATTCCTGAATACTTCCATAGACTTCCTGATAGGAAGCGTCCCGTATCCGACGATCATCTCCTCCGAAGATGAAGAGGACATTGTTCTATACTATAGAACAATGTCAAAGACCGGGCGGCGTTTGCTGATGGGCGCCTTGGAAGATTTCAAAGACAGATAACCTCTGAAAATATAATGTACTTAACCGGGGAACCGTTGAGGTGCTATGCAGCCGCCGGACGAAAGGAAGGAGGCTGGTGCTTATGGTTACATACAGTGACTTGTTTACTTTTGTCATCATGCTTTGTGCTGTAATTACCCTTGTCGTAACGATAATGAAGCACAAAAAATAGCGCCCCTGCTCTGGTAAAGTAAGGCGCTATTTTTATAGAACTTATTTTCCCGGCGGTCAGGTGTACACTGACCAACGGTTCCCTTGTTAAGTACATTATATCCATTTGGGGGCTGTTTGTCAAATCTTATGCGACAAGGAGATTGATTATGCCCGCATACAAATATCAGACAGCGGACGGGAAGACGCATTGGTATGCAAATTTTTACTACACCGACTGGCTCGGCGTGAAAAAACATAAGTGCAAAAGGGGCTTCGACACCAAAGGTGCCGCCAGAGAATATGAACAGAGCTTTTTGGATCGATTTTCCAAGGAGCCCACAATACTGTTCTCTTCTCTTGCAAAAAACTATCTCGAGGATATGGATAGCCGTTTGAAACTCACCACTCTCAAAAGCAAGAGATACATCATAGAGTCAAAGCTGATTCCTTTCTTTGGAGCTATGCAGATATGCGACATAGATGCAGATCTGGTCCGGCGCTGGCAAAATTCACTCATAGATTACAGAGACGAAGACGGCAAGCCCTATGCCGAAACATATCTGCATTCAATCAATTCGCAGCTCTCGTCTATATTTAATTATGCAGTAAAATACTATCGTCTAAGGGTAAATCCCTGTTATGTAGCCGGGAGCATCGGGGAGAGCCGCGCATCGGAAATGAATTTCTGGACGCAGGATCAGTTCGAGCACGCCCTGCAGTTTGAGCAAAAGCCGGCGTATCGCATCGCCTTTAAGATACTCTTCTATACTGGCGTAAGAGAGGGGGAGGTGCTGGCCATCACCCCGGAAGATGTGCCGCGGGAAGATCCTGTCATCGACATCAATAAGAACTATGCCGTTGTAGATGGTGTAGAATATTTTCTGACGCCAAAGACAAAGCGGAGCATCCGAAGGGTTACCGTTCCCGGAACACTCCACAAAGAAGTTCTCGACTTTATTGACAGTATGCAGCTTAATCCGGATGAACGAATCTTCTATTTTAAGAAGGGCGGACTGTACAGCGAGTTCAAGCGGATGATCAAGCGATCAGGAGATGTAGATATCCGGGTTCATGATTTAAGGCACAGTCACGTTGCGATGCTCATTAACATGGGAAAACCAATCGAGGAGATCTCCCGCCGGCTCGGCCATGAGTCCATCAAAACGACATGGGATACTTATTCCCACCTTTACCCCGGATCAGACAAAGAACTGGCAAAGGATATTGAGTTGCTAATGCAGAAAGAGGAAGAGGATAGAGAAGACGAATTCTTTATACCAGAGGCGCAGCATGCCACCCCTGTTCCCGGCTCC